ATCGTTTTCCCTGATTTGGTCGATTTGACGTCAATTTTGAATTTCCCGATGATGCAGTCGTGTCCACCGCTTCTAGGGTGAAACGACAGTTCTGGCATGACGTTGAAGTGTTTGCAGACAGCAAGTTCAGCAACAAGCCCATCTATGCCGATCTTGTAGCCGTCGTCCTTTCCCATCTGCTTATCTTTAACGCCAGACCCAGAGTTGACCGTCTGTCGTATAGCAGCGAGTTGTACGGCTAGTGCATACTCAGTAGGATCTAGTTCTACTACTATCATATATATACCTGCACTTTTGGTGGACGGACTTAGCCTTAGCCTCATCCGTCCTTTACCTGCACTTTCGGAGCCACAGGACTCGTCAGCCTTTTCGCGTTCTGGTGCTGACTTCGCCGCCAGGTTAGGATATTCCAACGCTGCCCACAGTATCCCTGTCGCCACCTAGCCCTGCCGTCTTTCGCCGACGACTAGGTAGCTGTCAGCAGACGCAAAAAAGCCCACATAAGACTAGAGCGTGGCTCTTGGCATGAGCAAAGTAGGAACGAATGAGGCGTCAAGCCAAAACTCATCAGTTACCGCTTTACACACGCCCTAGACTTATATGGGCTTACTGATGCTTAACGCTTTCGTTCCAGCAGTTGCCACACCGCTGACAACGCTAGGATACCACGGTTTTAATTAAGTTCAACTAATTTCATCGTCCAACCAGCTTTCAGCTTCCCCCATCCGTGGACATGGACTTTCCACCCTGACCGCACCAACTCTGGGTAATACTCGTTTTCTTGGATTTTCTTTACCCGCGCTGCAACATTCCCACGGCTGGTGGTCTGTACGCCTACGGTCTCCCCGTTCCCTATGGCTAGGATGTCTAGGCAGTTCCACAGGTCTATGCGCTTGCGGGAGTAGGGACACCACCTCTCCACAATCCAGCAACGGTAGCCTTGGTCGCGGAGGTATTTCAGGGAACGCTGGGTCGGGGACATTCTTACATTCTACTGTATAACCATACATTAGGGTTAGTCCTAGATATATTTCTTACACAACCCCGAAAAGTAGTGTAAGATTCTGTTCATGGCATCCCGCCATATACGCCGAGGAGGGCAAAATGGAAAATCAAAATTTAATACCAAACGAAAACTGGCAGACACAGCAGCGTGGCTCAAATGATAGTGAGTATCAAATTTATGTGGGTTGTGCTGAGTCACTTGGTTGGGAAGTTAAATCTTACAACGAGTGGTTAAATTCATAATCAACGGGGCTTCGGCCCCTGCTCTGAGGAGGGCAAAATGAAATACGACGAAGATTGGTATTACACACCACCCCAAGAACCCGAGTCTGAGGAAGACGAGGACGACGATTCTTATTTTCAAGAACGCGCTTGGGAGGCAGCTCAATATGACTGATTGCCAAGCCCACGCACAACAACAAGAGCAAGAGCAACAAGAGACCGAAGCCTTGTGGCAACGTCAACGCCTGATGTCTGGCAACCACGGCAAGATGATTGGTTGCGCCCAGACAATACGGGACGCTAAAGGTGATGAGGACTATGTAAGAATTGCTGTAAAATATCTGTTAGAGGCACTTGAGGAACACGACGACATTGTGAGGAGGTTCAAATGAACGCAGTAGATTTACTTAAGATTAACGTCAACGACCACACGGAGAAGAAGGGGAACCTTACATACCTGTCGTGGGCATGGGCTTGGCAGGAAGCAATCAAGGCAGACCCGCAAGCAGAGTGGACTGTCAAGATGTTCGGTGAATCGTACGATAAACCGTACGTTTCAATCGGCGACACCAAAATGGTATTCGTAGACGTTACGATGTTTGGCAAGACGCTTACTTGCCAGCTTCCTGTCCTTGACCACAAGAACAAGGCTATCCCTAACCCAGACGCTTTTCAGGTCAACACGGCCATCATGCGCTGTCTGGCCAAGGGGATTGCGTTACACGGTCTAGGCTTATACATCTACGCAGGAGAAGATTTACCCGAGGATGGCTCAAAACCTGAGCCAGAGGCTTATGTAAAACTAATCGAGGAGAGCAAAAATGTCACAGATTTACAATCAAATTGGAAAGCAGCGTACACAGCGTCTCAATCAGATGCGGGGTTTATCGCCGCTATCACGGTGGCCAAGGACAAGCGAAAAGCAGAACTTTCCGCTGCTTGACGCACTAGCCTTTGTAGCGTGTTGCGCCACAGGTTACATGGTACTGGTGATGCTATGACACTAGAACAAATCGACAGCTTGTCTAACAAACGCCGTGTCGCTAACCTGACCCCTGCAAGACCGTGGGTAGAGATAAACATCCTAGAACTCAAGGCGATTGCAGAGTCTTGTAATCTCTGGGGCTCGGATGTTTACAGCGACGTAGAGGAACTAGCGGCTGAGATTAACAAAAGACTGAAAAGGAAGAATCATGTATGAGAGTGAACACGCGGTTCGGATTATTCATTGCGGCAATCGTCTCCAGCATGAGATGGCTAACACGTATGCTCCCGACAGAAACACCATCGCGGCGTTATGTCAGGAAATTGAGAACTCGGCACACGAAATCTACAAGTGGGTAAATGGGATAGAGGGTAAAAGTGAGTAGGTTCACCTACATTCCAGCCGACAGAACCGACCTGAGAGAGTCCATGAAAAGATATAGAAAGATGGTAGAAGATGAAAATCGAAGATTACATTCTGGCAAGCAAGAAGCCAGTTCACCCAACCCACCTGGCAGAGAGGTTCTCGGTCAGCAAGAGCAAGGCGTACAACACCTGCGTCTCGTTGCTACTGGAGGGCAAAGTTGAAGAAGTCAGAGTCGGTGCGCGAACCTTTTATAGGGTTCGTCGAGATGAACCTAAAGATGGACGGGGTCTTGAAGACTAAATTCTGTTTCTCCTGCCAGCGGGAAAGGAACAAGGAAAACGGAAGTTATATAATCAGGAAGGGGAACAAGCAATGGAAGTGTATGGACTGTCAACAGAAGCGTTGGTTCTCTACGCAGCCTTCGCCCTCGGAATCGTAGGCTATGTCACAAGCAAGAAAGATGGTCGTAACCGTGTTGGATACGATTGTAATAAAAGGAAAGAAGATGAAAAACACAACTAGAATCCTAGAAGCCATCAGCGCGGCCACGGAACCCGTAACCCTGAACACACTCAAGAACGACTTGGGGATGTCACCAGGAATAATCTCTGGGTCACTTGCCAGCCTGATGAAGTCGGGTAGGCTAGAGAGGCAACAACTAACCGCAGAATTTGGGAGAAAAAATATCTGGGGATATGTTGCAAAAACTCAACAAAAAGGAGTAGAATCATCGGTGGAGTAGTGCGCCTCCTCCTCAGCATTGCTCCTTCAAGCCCTCAAACCCCCCGGTCAAAAGCTGGGGGGTTTTCTTTTACGGAGAAATACCATGTACGGCAAAAAACCAATGAAGAAGCCAATGAAGCCCGCCAAGCCGGGTAAGTACGCCCCCAAGAAATGAAAGGGCCAACAATAATGATTGGGCTACTTGGGAAACCAAGGGAGTCCAAGGAGATGGAAGGCGGCCTCCTCGACGAGGAAGGCTCCTGTCCGCTTGCCACTCAGGACGAGATAGTCAACCGTGGCAACAAGCAAAAAGCCATCCTGACCGCCAAATACGGCCCCAGCGAGGGCGAGTCCAAGTGCGGCAACTGTGAGTACGGGATGAAGTTGAAAGGCTGTGGACTGGGCAAGAACGAGGTGTTCTGCGATGTCTACGAGTTCAAGTGCAGCGCGGACAATGTCTGCGACGCTTGGGAAAGCGTGGAAGAAGAATCCGAAGAAGAATCGGATTAAAGACCTCTTTAACTGCCCAATAGGAGATTAAAATTGCCTTTCAAATCCAAGCAGCAAGCCAAACTAATGTTCGCCGCAGCCGCCAATCCCAAGGTCGCCAAGGCTACGGGTGTCCCCCAGAAGGTAGCCAAGAAGATGGTTAAGGAAGGGCAGTCTAGCCTCAAGAAGCTCCCCAGCAAGGTGAAGAAATGAAGAAAGAAGTCTACGAGAAGGCTAGACCCAAGGCTCTTGGAAAACCCAAGGCACTTAGCCCCAACCAGAAGGCGGCCGCCAAGCGGTTTGCCAAGTCTACGGGGACAAAGTACCCTAGCCTCCTGGCTAATATGCGTGGGGCGCAAGCCAAGAAATGAAGATAAGGGACGCTGCCAAGCGGTTCGAAGCCTATGACAGAGCAACTACGAAAAAGATGGCCGAACATAATCGGTCTGGTGGAGATGTTCGCGCACCTGTTAGGTCGCTCAAAGGAGCCTCAACAGGCGACAAGTACGACCGCGCCAAGTTCATCTACCGAAAAGCAGCCCAAGCCCTTACTGCTGGACACCCTCTCAAAGACAAGAACGGAGAGGCTACGCCAGCCGCGCTCCAATTCAAACGCTGGGCAGCCAAAGTCCCGCAAAACCGCGAAGACCTCCAAGAACTCAAAGCCCTCGGGACAAGACTCAAAACCCGCTACAAGCCCAAATAATGCACGCAAGCGCACTACAAAGCGCGTCTGAGTTCTACGACAAGTACCCCCTAGAAGCCGCCTCTGTGGTGGAAATAGGGTCTCAGGTCGTCAACGGCTCCATAAAGGACGTGTGCCCCAAGCACTATTCTTATATAGGTCTAGACTACTCCCCAGCAAAGGGCGTGGACATAGTCCTAGAGGACGAGTACAAGTTCCCCCTGCCTGACGGCAGTACGGACATTGTGGTAACAAGTAGCTGCTTTGAGCACGCCGAGATGTTCTGGCTAACCTTCCTAGAGGGCGTGAGGATTCTCAAGCCTGGTGGGTTGTTCTACATAAACGCCCCATCCAGAGGCGAGTACCACGCCTACCCACAGGATTGTTGGAGGTTTTACCCAGACGCTTCCAAGGCCCTGCTAAAGTGGGCAAAGCTGAACGGTTATAATTGCACGCTTGAATACACAAAATTATTAGACAACCATTGGGGAGATTTCATAGTTGTCTACCGTAAAACTTAACCTTGGCTCGGGGAAAGACTGGCGCAAGGATTGCATAAACGCAGACATCCAGCCGGAGAAGAAACCCGACTGGGTGCTAGACATTACACGAGTCCCGTGGGGCGAGGTGATAGACACCCGCGTAGGTAAGTTCCCCGTAGAAAAGGGAATGTTCCACGAGATAATCGCCAACGATGTCTTGGAACACATCCCAGACCTAGTATCCGCGATGACCAACTGCCGAGACCTGCTAAAGCGGGGAGGCGAGATGCACATCCATGTGCCCTACGACCTAAGTCTAGGGGCGTGGCAAGACCCGACTCATGTGCGGGCGTTCAACGAAAACTCATTCTTATATTACACAGATTGGCATTGGTATCTAAACTGGGAGGAGAAGTTCACCTGCACGCAGATGGGCTTTGAACTCTCAGACCTGGGACACGAATTACTAGAAAACAAGATTGCAAAAGAAACTGTCTTGCGTACCCCTCGTGCCGTAGATGCCCTGCAAGTCATACTCAAGAAGGATTGATATGGATAAGTTACAAGCCCTGTGGTCAGACATTAAATTACTCGTCAGCCGTATTCGTGCAAAACTAGGTTTATAATTGTTGTAGAATAGTAACAACCGAACAACCCAAGAGGAATCGGATGCAGGGCGCAAAAACAATAGAATGGCTTGAAACCAAGGGGCTAATCCCTTACGCAAAGAACTCCAGAACCCACAGCGATGCGCAAGTCGCGCAGATAGCGGGAAGCATCAAGGAGTTCGGGTTCAACAACCCCATCTTAATAGACGAAGACAACGGAATTATTGCCGGTCACGGCAGGGTCATGGCGGCCCAGAAACTAGGCTTACAGGCCGTTCCGTGTATCAGGCTGGCTCACCTATCAGACACCCAGCGCAAAGCCTACGTGATAGCGGATAACCGCCTAGCGTTGAACGCAGGGTGGGACGACCAAATGCTCACGGTAGAGCTGCAAGAACTAGATAGCGAATCCTTTGACCTGTCCCTGCTAGGGTTTGAGGCAGACGAGTTAAACGCCCTGCTAAACCCGATAAAGGAAACCGAGGGGCTGACGGACGAGGACGAGGTTCCAGAGGTTCCAGAAGAACCCAAGACCAAGCCTGGCGACATCTACAAACTTGGACGGCACAGGTTAATGTGCGGCGACTCTACCAGCATAGACGCGGTGGAGAAGCTGATGGACGGGAACAAGGTAGACTTGATATTTACAGACCCGCCTTACAACGTGGCATTTAATGGACGTAGCGGTAAGCACGAGGTTATTAAAAACGATAACCTTTCCGAGCAAGAGTTTGAGAGTTTCATTACAGAGGTGTGTAACACCATACAGTTAATAGACCCAAAGGCTTACTACATTTGGTGTAACTGGGACTTTTATGGTGCGTTGCAAGGCAAACTTCCTTACAAGGCTTGTATTGTTTGGGCCAAGAATGTGTTTGGAATGGGTCAAGGATATCGCCACCAACATGAGTTTTGCTTATTTAACGGCAAGATTGATGAGGTGGTCAAAAATGAATCAGACCTTTGGAGCATTAAAAAGGACACCAAATATGTCCACCCAACGCAAAAGCCGGTTGCTTTATCGGTAAGGGCGTTTGGAAATCACATAAAACTTACAAATGTATTAGATTTATTTGGCGGTTCTGGCTCCACTTTAATAGGGGCAGAACAAACTGGTCGAACCTGTTATGTAATGGAATTAGACCCCAAATACTGCGATGTAATAGTAAAACGGTGGGAAGACTTCACCGGACAAAAAGCAGAACTTTGTAATTTATCGGAGATATAAAGATGGCAGAAGGAGTGGGCAGACCGGCTCACCAACCGACTGACCAGAATCGGCTTCAGGTCAAGACTCTGGCTGCGGTAGGTATCCGGCACGAAGATATAGCGGTAAAGCTGGGTATAAGCGCAGACACGCTTACAAAGTATTACCGCCAAGAACTAGACGATGGGCGGGTAGACGCTAACGCCCAGATAGGAAAGTCGCTCTACGAACAGGCTAAGAACGGCAACACCACGGCAATGATATTCTGGCTAAAGACCAGGGCGGGGTGGAAAGAGACGCAGGTAAACGAACACACGGGGGCTGATGGTCAGCCGCTAAAGATAAGCGTCGTCACGGGAATATGACCGAGGTAGTAGTTGAAACCGGATACAAGCCAAGGGCAGAGCAAAGACAGATTCACGATGCCGTGGAGAGTCACCGCTTTGTTGTGGTTG